TCTGTGCTGACCTACGTACATTACCAGCAACAACAATGGAACCAATGATGTTCATAATGTCTAAGCAATCAATGGGGCGTAGCTGCTTTCCTTTGCGTTTCTCCAACACATCAGAGATGTTGTTAATACCATTACACAAGTCTTCAGGGCCACTAGCTGTACCACCAAAGCCTTTGATGGGTGCTCCCTTGCCACGAATAAGCTGTGTGCTATAGGTAAAGGTACATCCAGTATCTAAGTCGCTTAAGAACGCCGCTTTAAGTGTTTTGCCAAGAAGCTTGACCCAGCCTTCACGACTATCTGGCACAATAAAAGAAGCGTCAGCGGTATCAAGGCGAGTAGGACGAATAAATCCAGAATTAACGAGCGGAAGTTTATCAACATTTTCCTTTTGAATGTTATAGCCAACACCACTACCAAGCATCAACAAGTCCATAGCCCAAGTAAAAGGCTCAACAGGTTTATCTATGACAGTGAAGGCACAATTTTGTAGGCTAGCTAAGCCAAGTTTAGAGACAGTGGGAGTACCAAGCTGCCACAGGAAACGTCCTGCAACAATGCCTTTTAAACCCAACAAATAGCCCCTTAAACGCTCTTGTTCATCTTCTCTGAAGCCACACCCTAGCTGCTCATTGGCGGCCTTTACAACCCTATCTACTACGTCAGTAAACTCCTCTGTCTTGCTGTTTAAATCTGTCTCGTTTAGTCTTCGTGCGTATGTACGCTTCATTGTTAAATAACCTACAGTTGACCAAGGCGTTACTACATTAGTGTTCATGTTTCTCCAGTGTATGAATGTTAAGGGAAAATAAAAGGAGCAGAGTTGCTCCTAGATGGGGATGCAGTTATACATCAAAAACTATTCTTGAGAAGGATTCTTGTCTTTCTTTTTTAGTTTCCAATTGGTGTATACTAATCTATCTGTAGGTAGTGCGTCATAACTATAAAGATCTACATCGTACAAAACATCTTTCTTAATGGGATAACCATAAACAATTTCTAGAAAAGAAAGGAAAGATTCTACGGCAGTAGGCCAAGTAATGTCATCACTCACTTCATGAGAAAGCTCAGTGGTTTTTCCTGTCACATCAGTGTGTGTAAAAGTATACCAAGCATTAGACGGTTGGTTTAAATATTCTTTCATGTCAAACTCCTTCAAATAAATTTGGGTATAAAGATGATAGCACAACTTTACATTGTTCTGCAATTTCTCTGTGTTCTTTTTGTGTAGACTCATCACAACGAATGTCTACATAGTGCAACCAGCTACGCAACGTACCATTCATATACATGCGTGACATGGTTAGTCCTTCAGGTAACACCTTCCTAGCCACTTCTTTTGCTATGCCTAAGCTCAAGGCAACCTTGTATGCATTGGCAGCAAGTTTCCATGTAGCTGTTTGTTGTTCATGCCACCAACGCTGAAGCTCTCTGTCCTGTGTAGGTATGCTGTTCTGTCTGTTCTTATCATCTTGAAGTCTAGCTTCTCCCCTATCCCAATCAACAACTTCTGCATAGCGTTGACTAAACTCTTGAAAGCTAAAGCTTCTGTGACGTAAGATTTGTCTAGCGATATCTCTAGTGGTATTAATTTCCATACAGATATTCACCATTTCAAAAGGACTCCAGTGCTTGTGCTTCATTAAATATTTAAGAAGCTTAGGCGCTGTGTCCTTATTATCTTGGTTGTCAGGGTTAGAAACCCGTGCCATATAAGCAACGAGTTCCTCCCCACTTGGTGTAGACCAAATGAGTTTAACACTCATAGGTAGCAGCTACTTTATCTAGATAATCATCTGCTTCACTGGGAATCATGTAGTGACGCAGCAAAGTTTTACATGCGTTACGAACATGGATACTGTTATCAATATCTTCTTGGAAGAATAAATTATTAGTGTAGCTTCTTATCAAGCAGCTTTTCAATTCGTCTACAAAGAAAGCATCTATCTGTTCTGGTTTAAGAGAAAACCAAACTTCATTATCAGATTCCTCTTCTTCCACAATGAACCAATCATCTTCATCTTCATCGTAGTAATACCAAGCATCGTCATCTTCTACATAGTAGTATTCAATGTCTTCATCTTCGTCATAGAAGTAGTTAACATCTTCTTCTTCTTCTGCATCAGGAGTGTACAGCGTACCTTCTTTTGCTGCCTTGGCTAACAGAGTAACCAAAGCAAAGTTGATTAAACTATGTGTGCTTTCTTTATCCATATCCACATGGAAGTCTGCGCTTCCATCTTCATTTTCTCGATACTGGCTCAATTCAATTTTCATTTTGCTTTCCTTTCAGTTTTTTCCTTGTCAGTTTTTATTTTATGACAAGGCTTACACAACACCTGCAACTCAGGCAACTCACAAAACATTCTATCAATGTATACGTCCCAAGAAATAAACCCTACAGCCGGGTCAACCACTGGATGTATATGATCTACTTGCACATCCACTGCTACAAACTCTTCTTTGCATGTAGCACATTTATAATGCTGGGCTAAAAGTCCAGTCTTCTTATTTATCCTTCTCTCAATGAATGCAGATTTAAGAGCAGTGTATTTCGGAGGCCATCTACGTGAAGCTGCTCTAAGAGTAGACGTAATGAAACTACGAAACCTAGCATCTGTCCACTGTCCTCCGTTTCTAGTTTTTAGGGAAAGTTTCTTCAACGACATTAGATAGATCTATAGAAGACTCTTCTTGAGAAAAGAGATCACGGACAATGTCCAACGCTTCATCAATGTCCAACGCAACAAACTCAGCAGTGGTTTCTATATTATTACGTAGTTCGTTATATGACACTACATAGCCATTTGCTGCTGGTCTAATTTCTATGTGCTGTTCTGAAAACATTAAGAGAGTCCTTCAATATCAATGTAATTAAATACCACTTCTCTTGGAAACAAGGGATTGATACCTTCTGTTAAAGACTCTTCCACATATTCTCGCAACGAAATCTCATCTAAATAAAAAGATGGTATATCGTCAGGGTCAATAAATGCTGTCACTGATACACTCACTTTTATCATTCAGACTTCTCCAATCTCATATCAATGAGTCGTGCATATCCCATTATGTCGTGCCAACTATCACGATGGTAGCAGTCTCCATTCACAAGGCGTGACATCTTGTGGGCAATCATGTCTAAAGCTTCTGCCATATCAGGTTCTAACAGAGAATAGTTAACACCATATTTCAAAACAGTCTTTAAGTCCTGCGCTGTGGTAGCAATGTTAATAAATTCTCCGTAGTGTCTAGCTCTTCGGTCTAAAGTTTCTTCGACATTCATTATTGCTTTCCTCCTTGAGTTATTGTATCCGCAGTTAATACAAAAGTATCGCTAAAGCTATTGTGGTTTGGGTCGTATACCACTTCACCAATATCGCCATAGTATTTACTACAATATTCCATGATTTGTTTAGCAATGTCTTCATGTTCTTCCATAAAAGGTACTACAGATGCGATAAGAACACCCATCCCAACCATATCACCCATGTGTTCTTTCTTCAAAGTGACAGGGCCAAAACCTGTGACAAGCACCTCAAAGTCTCCACCCCACATACCGTTTTGTATAGTGGGACGTAAAATTATAGCCACATCATTAGGCCGCAGTTCTGTTTCTTTCGTCATGATTTTCTTTCGTTGGGGGTTGCCATTGCTGCCCTTCACTTCTTCTTAACCAGAGCAGCCTAGCGTTTTCCAGCACTCTTTCTTCATCACCATCATATGCTGCTACACAAGCCGCATATAATTCTTCTTCAGTGATAAGCTCATTTAAAAGCTTGTCAGCTTTAACAGGGCCTATCCCTTGTAAGCCAATGATATTATCAGCAGCATCACCTGTCAAGATTTGTTTATAAAAAGAATACATGCCTTGCTCAGGCGTAACGTGATAGCCCTGCTTCTTTACAAAGTTGTAATGCCATCCTGCAATTTGATCTAAGTCTTTATCTACAGAAGCTACAACACATTCTTCTTTAAGCACAGAAGCTTCAATTGCTATAGCATCATCTGCTTCTTGTCCTTCAACAACGACAGCACCCCACTCCTTCACCATGTGCTGGCGTAGGGCAGGGAGATGTTCAGGTTTAGGGGCTGTTCTGTTTCCTTTGTAGACAGCAGTGACTGCTATGTTGTTCCTGAAGTTGTCTTTTCCTGTGAGAAAAAGTTTCCACTGATCAACATAGCAACCATCAAAGGTGTTGTCTACACCACATGTAAGAATGTCAGCAATATAACTATTAAGCGTATGCTTAGCAGTGATTGTGCTTTCATTCTTACATGCAAAAGCGATGCGATATCCTATGATATCTGCATCAACTAAGGCTATCATTAGTCAGCAGCTTGTTCGGGGAACAAAGGAAGCTGTGCCTCATTAGCCTGAGAAGTTTGGGCTTGCAAAGCCTCAACTTGTGGAGCAGCTTGTTGTTGAATGACAGTGATATGCTGAGCAGAAAACTCGAAAGGGAGTTTACCCAATCCTGTCAAAGCAGCATTAACAGTGTCGATGTGGAGATCAAGTTTAATTTTCATTTTGTTTTCCTTTAAAGAACGTCTTCGTCATCGGCATCAATACCACCAGCACCAGCATACTCAACCAAGTCAGTGACGACAAGCTTGATCAGCGAGGGGCTGACACCTTTTTTAGTTTTATATGTCCAATCATAACTACCAACCAAAGCCTTGGCCTTGCTACCATTACCAATGTCTT